CTGTCGTCAAGAAGGGCGCTACAGTCATCCTCACGGCGGACTACACGGTCAGCGCCGCCGGCATAACGATATCCAGCACGATCACGACCGGTTCGGTGTCCTCGGGTGACGCCATCACCATCAGCTATACCCCGGTGGCTGGCGCCGACGTGCAGTCGCTGATCAACTCGGCGCCGGACATCTCGATCCACGTCGAGGGCGTGAACGAGGTGGACGGCAAGCCAATCGTCTTCAAGGGCTACAAGGCCAAGCTCGGCGTGGCGCAAAACGTGTCTCTGATCGGCGACGACTTCGGCACGCTGCAGGTCTCGCTGACCTTCCAAAAAGACGAGACCATCGTCACCGCGGGCAAGTCGCAATACTTCGAAATGCAGCAGGCGGCCTAAATGCGCGCCACCAAGACCGTCACCCTGCATCTTCCCGCCGACGGCGACAGCCTCGCCGACGGCGTGCGCGAAGTCGCCGTCGTCGTTCGCGAGCTCACCGTCGCCGAGGTGCGCAGTGCGCTGCTTACCGACGAGGCGGTCGGCGATCCGTTGCAAGCGCTGGTTTTCGACGGCTTCGGCCTCGGCGATCTGCTGATGCTGTGCGATGCCTCGGCGGCCGACCTGGAGCGCTGCACGCCGAGCGAACTGGAGCGCGAACTCGTCCCCGCCTGCAAGGACCTCAACCCGTTTTTTTTTCGGGTTCGCCAGGCCATCGCGAGGAGCGCCACCGCGGTGCAGGCCGCCGTCGAGCAGATGATCTTGACCGGTCCTGCTGCATCCTGATCCAAGGCTACGGCCACACCAACCCCTGGGCTTATCCGTATCGCACCTATGAGATCGCGGTAGCCCTGGCCAACGAGGAGAGCGGCAAAAAGTGACTACCAAGGTCATCATCACCGGAGACTCCTCGAACGCCGTCAAGGCCGTCGAGCGCCTGCGCAAGGAACTGGGCTCGCTCGATTCGATTGCCAAAACCGCCTTTTCGCTGGGCGGGGTCATCTCCGTTGCCGGCCTCGTCGCCTACACCAAATCCATCATCGACGCCGCCGACAAGCTGGACGAAATGAGCTCGCGAACCGGGGTTGCTGTCGAAGACCTCGGCAAGCTGCAATATGCCGCCAAGCTCTCCGGCGTCGAATCCGAGCAGCTCGGCAAGGCGCTGCAGGCGCTCTCCGGCGAGATCGTTGCCGCCGCCGGCGGATCGGAATCCTCGGCCGCCAAGTTCAAGCGCTTCGGCGTCAGCGTGCAGGATGCGGCGACCAAGCAAATCCGCCCGACAAACGACGTACTTCTCGACCTCAACGACGCCTTTGCGCTGCTGCCCGAAGGCGCCGAGCGCTCCGCCCGCTCCGCCGAGTTTTTCGGCGGCAAGCTGGGTGGCGTCATGGTGCCGTTCCTCGCGCAAGGACGCGCCGGCGTCGAAGCGCTGGGCAACGAGGTAGAGCGCCTCGGTGGGCTGATGAGCACGGCAACGGCCAAGGCCGCCGCCGAGTTCAACGACAACTTGGACCGGCTCAAGACCACCTCGTCGGCCGCCGGTATCTCGATCGCCAACGCGCTGCTGCCGACGCTGAACAAGCTGACCAATGAGTTTGTCACCGCGCGCGGCGCCGGCTTTGGCTTTCTCTCGGCGCTCTCGCTCACTGGCACGATTGGCCCGGTGGAAAAGCAGATCGAGCGCATCACGGCCCGGCTCAAGGAACTGAACGCGGAGAAGGCGCGCGGCGAAGGGCGCGGCCTGGCCGGCGCCATATCCGGCAAGACGGTGATCGACGACATCGCGCAGCAGGAAAAACTGCTGAAGTTTTACGAGACGCTGCGCGACAAGGACAAGCAGGACGAGGCCGCCACTGCCGCCAAGCGCATAGCCCTGGCGGCACAACTGCAGACCAAGCTCGGCGACCTGGAAAAGCTCCGGGCCGTCGCCGCCGGCAAAGCCTCCGCTGACATCCTCCTCGAGGACGACAAGCGCACGGCCGCGCAGATCGCCAACGCCGAGAAGCTGCGCGATGCGCTGCGTAGCGCTTTTCAAGAAAGCGTGGCGGCCAGCAAGAAGGCCGCCGACGAAGCGAAGAAGCTACTCGAGCAGGCAGCGACGACGCGCGCCACGGGCGCCGACAAGGCCGCCGAGATCCGGCGCGCGCAGCTTCCGCAGGACCAGCAGGACGCGGCCAACGCGACCGACTTTCGCGATACGGCAGATGCGGCAACGCTGGCCGCGCTCGAAGCCAAGTTTGCCGCCCAGAACGGCCGCGTCGATGCCGCCGCCAAGCTCGCCGAGCAGGCCATCAAGGGCGCCGAGCGCGCGCGGGGAATCATCGGCAAGCTCGCCGACCCCGAGCAGCAGGCGCGCGCCACCGAGCGCCTTGCCGAAGCCGAGGCGACGGCGCAGGAGGCGCAGGCCAAGATCAAGGAACGGCAGGCCAAGGACGCCGGCGACGTGGCCACGCAGCAGGCGGACCGCATCAAGACGCTCGACGCGCAGATCGCCGACTTGCAGAAGAAGGCCGGCGAGATCAGCGTGCAGGTGAAGATCGATGAGGCGCTCGGAACCATTGCCAACCTCAAGGCGGAGTTGGCATCTATCGATGACAAGACGGTCAACGTCGTTGTCAAGACAACCCAAACCGGCGGGGGCACGCCTGCCGAGGATTACGCGGCCTACGCCGCCGCGGCCGATTTCCGCAAGGAAGGCTTCGCCCGAGGTGGCTACACCGGCCCCGGAGGAAAATGGCAGCCGGCCGGCGTGGTGCATGCGGGTGAGTTCGTGCTTCGGCAGGAGGTGGTGCGCCAGCGCGGCATGCTGGCCATGCTGCAGCGGCTCAATCGGGAAGGCCTCGCCGCGCTTCCCGGCTTCGCCAGCGGCGGCCTGGTCGGCGCGCTGCAAATCAGCCAGGCACGGCAGCCGGCGCCGGGCGCTGCGCGCGCTGCTGCGGTCTTCAACTTCCCCGACCTGGGGCGCTTCCCGGTGACCATGGACGCCGACCCGCTGCGCCAGCTTGAGTCAGCGTTCGCCCGGGTCGCACTGCAGAAAGGCGGCCGGCGATGAGCACGCTACTGAAAATCGGCTCGCTGGCTATCCCGAACCGCGCCGCGCTTGATCTGGATCAAACCTACGAAACCCTGGGCGGCGAGACGATCCTCCGCACCGTCTCGGGGGCCGCCATCAAGCAAGAGACCTGGCGCCGCCTGCGCACTACCCTCAGTGGTGGCGGCTGGCTGCCGGCCGGCCTGGAAACGATCAACACCTCGATCACGCAAACCATCGCCTGCATCGTCCCGCGCGCGCTGATCGCCGACGCCAGCCGCCAGGCCACGCTACCCGTCGGCCGCCGCGCCGACGCCGGGCACCAGCCGTTCGCGCTCGCCCTGCTGGACTTCGGCGACGTCGTTCCGACCCCGCTGGCCATCGCCGGCAACCTCGCCACCGCCGATGCCGTCGCCGGCGCCATCGGCTATCAGATTTTGTACTTCCCCCTGCTCACCTGCTGGGTGCAGCGCCCCAGCGAATCCGGATCCCGCGGCGAAGCCAGCTATCGCTGGGAACTGGTCGCCGAGGAGGTTTGACATGCCAGACACCTACGTCGGCACCAGCGGCGCCGCCGGCGCCGCCGGCATCTGGACGACGATCGTGACGATTGCCGGCGTCGATGTTACCGAAAGCATTTTCGGGAACATCGTCATAGACGCCGAGGAGGGCAGCGCACGCATCGCCGATCTGACCATCGTCCCGGCCTCGACCAGCTTTACCGTCGCCGCCTGGGTCGGCAAGGCGATTACCATCGACATCGCCGCCATGCACACCGGATCCCCGACCAGCGTCGAGCGGCTGTTCTCCGGCATCATCGACACGCCCGTCCTCGACTTCACCGGCCGCCGCATCGGCCTGCGCTGCACCGACGATCTGCAGGGCGTCGTTGAGGCAATGGACGCCGCCGCGATCGAGGCGGCTATCCCCGCCGGATACTACTCGCCCGCCATCTTCGACCCCGCCGCGCGCGGCTGGTCGCGTGCGCAGGATCGGCTGTCCACGGTCCCCGCATCGCTCGACCTCACGCCTGCCGGCGCGCTGCGCCTCACCGCCTGGCAGCCCAAGACGGTGGCGGACATCGCCTTTACCGCCGCGCATCTCCTCGACGGCAGCCTGGCGGTATCCATCGCCGGCGCCCATCAGCTCACCAACTCCGTCGCCATCGACTTCGGGTACCGGTTCCCGCGCGTCAAGGCGGAGACCTACGCCGTGGGCTACGACTACGTCAACGCCGGCACGATTTCCGATTTTTCCGCGGCCCTCTCGTGGTTCCTGCAGCGCGCGGCCGTCGAGTCGGCGATCAAGAGCGCCGGCGCGAAAATCGTTGCCATTTCCTACACGCCACTGCCGAGCTCAACGATAGGCTCCTGGACGCCTGGCCCCTACGACGTCGAGTTGTGCATGGGATTCACGGCCACAGTAACGTTTGATTACGGGCAGACAATCGAAGAGCGCTTCACCCTCACCGTATCGGCGCCC